ACCTCCTGCTTCTCTTGGATCTGTAGTTAAAGTTCCAGGTTCATAAACATTATTATTAAATAATTCTAATCCTCCAGGAGCATTTAAAACTAATCCTTCAAATATAGTAGCTGCTGATGATGGAAATAAATCACTAAAAGCATAACTAACACTACTACCTGATACAAATATTGATGATTTATCTAATGTTACATCTTTTGTACCAAAAATTTTATAATTATTAGGGCCATCAGGGTTAAAAAATGATTCACCTGATTCAGGAGCATCTATTTTTGCATTTCTAAATGTACTTTGAGGTGTATTTTGATTTTGAATCGATCCTGTATCTTGTGCTTCTATCATTGAAGCTTCATCAGGCATAATAGTAGAATTTGATGCAGATAAAGATTGTAATAAAGGTAATTCTACTCTTTCATAATTAATTTCACCTTCTGTAACTCCATCTGATGTATTTTTAAATACACTATAATTATTATTAGAACCCGTTGGTTGAATAAACCCAGCATATTGTCCTGTAGTTAATTCTGTATTTTCTATTGCTGATTGTACAGTATTTACATTTTGAAGTGAATTATCATTTGTATCTTCAGCTAATGAAGCAGAAATATCTTCAAATGTTGCTGCAGATGCTGAAGAAGCCCCTAATTTATTTGAAAAATCTAAAGTTCCTGATACCGCATATTCTGATGTGTTTTTAAATACACTGTAATTATCTGATCCTGTAGGATCAAAAAATCCTTTATAATCCCCTGTATCTAATATTGCAGGTTTGATTGCTGATGGTGTAGCGTTTACATTTTGAAGAGTAGTATCATTTGTATCATCAGCAATTGATGCTGAAGCATCAGGAAATATTTGAGCGTATGCTTTAGATGCTCCTAATTTAGGACCATATATTTTTGTTTCTGGACTTCTTTCATATTTATTTTTATTTCCTACTCCCCCTAGAAAATAAGATTCATCTGTAACATATAATTCATTATTAAATCCTGTTCTTAATGGGTTTCCTACTTGATCAGTAGCAAACATAATATCAGTACTACCTATTCCAACTATAGAACCTGGACCACCAGAGTATGAAAGTATTGTAGGTGATGAAATTGATTGGTGGTAGTCCTTTAAGTTTACTAACCTATTTTCAAACTCCATAGGATCTACAACAAATCTTTCTTTTTCTACATCTATATATTCTGGAGGTAAAGCAGTACTAGCAGGTAAAGATCCATTAGAAATTCCAATTTGAGTAACTAAGAAATCTACATTATACTCTTTTTCTGTAAATTTTTCTATTTTTTCAGAAAATCTATTTGCACTATTTTTTTCACCTACAGTACTAAGATATGTTCTTAATCCTGCTCCTGGAAATAATCCTCCACTTAAAACCCCTGTCATTGGATCAGATGGGTCTAATCCTAAAGCATTTAAATGTGTTCCTGTAAATCCTACTGCTGCTTGTCCTAATGTTGATAAAGGTGTATAAATACCTGCGTTAACAGCTCCTCCACCACTACCATTTACAAAATCAGGAGGTGTTGCACCCCCATATCCTATACCATAAGACGCTTCAGTTTTTACTGCTGTTCTAGATAATAAATTATATTTTGCTATAAATTCAAAACCATTTGGAGACTTAGTATCAAAAAACATTTGAGTAAGTCTACTTACATCCCTTGCTGCATCTATAGGTGCTCCAATTCCTCCTCTCAGTAAAAAATCCATACCACCACCATTTAAAAAAGTATTGGTGCTAGCATCATCATTTACGATGGTAGGATTTGGATTGTCTACATCAACACCAGGGATATCACGTTGGATATAAGGTTGATTACTACTACCATAATCCACACGATCTCTACCCCACTTAATCTTGTTGAGGACCGTTGTGGAGGTAATTAAGGGCATAAGTTATAATTTAAATTGCTCTTTCTTCAGGTGCGTTATTGCTATATCTATTAGTTTCACTTTGATACAAATTTGCGCTTTGTCCTAACGTAGATGGCTGAGGAGGAGTATATCCTGCTGCTGCTAAACCTGCATTTGTATATGGGGATGTAGTAATTGTTGGATCACCAATATTTGAATATTGGTTATGCAATAAAGACTCTCCTTCTACACTAATTACTGGATCTGTAACTGGGTTAGGATTTGGCGATGCTGGTACTGCTAAAGGTGAACCATTTGTATCAAACATTCCTTTAATTGATTTCTTTTCTGCCATAATTTTAAATTTTAAATTGTTTTATTATAAATATTAACCCATTTGAGAAGATTGCAATGCTAGTACATGACCTACTTTACTTCCATCTAAATATACATTACCACCTTTTCTTACTTCACTAATTAATTCTTTTAATAATGCTGCTACTTCACCATTACCCCCACCACCTAACATTGATTGTGCTTGATCTAATGGAATAATAGCTTCAGGTCCTGCTTCACCTACCCCTGCTACCATAGGTTTAGTTACAATACCCCCATCAGCAAACCAATTTAATGGGTTATATTTTGATTCTTTAACAGATTTATAAACACTTTTAGCTTTATCTGCTACATATGAACCTGCTGATTGTACTGCTTTTCCTACTCTAGAATTTTTAACATAATCTACTGCTCCTCCTAATTTTTCTTTGGCCTTATTTGCCATACTGCTTATTCCTTCACCTGCCCATGAAGTAAAACTATTAAATGCATCTTTTGCTTTTCCACCCCATTCACTTAATTTCTCACCTGCTGATGATGCAAATCCTTTAATTGAATCTAAAGCATTAGATCCAAATTCTTTTACACTATCAAATGCTCCTGTAAGTTTTTCACCTACATAATCAGCTGCCTTTGATAAACCTTGTCTTAATTTGGAATCTGGATTTGTTAGTAATTTAAATGATTCAGAAACACCACCAACTAAAGCTCCTACACCAGCACCAATTGCAGTACCTACACCAGGTATAATAGAACCAATTGTAGCTCCAATTGCAGCACCTCTACCTGCTGAACCTAATACTCCCATAGCTTCATCAGCACCTGATCCTTTTTCAATACCTACATAGCTACTTAACATAGATCCTTTTTCTGCTCCACCTGTTAACACACCTAAAGCTGTAGCTTCTCCTGTACCTATATTCTGTTTTACACCTGCTGCTTTTTGTTCTTCTGCTGACATTTGGGCTTGTGAATATCCTGTAAAACCACCTAATCCTGCGTCTAAGGCAACTCCTATAGGACCTAATACTTTTGCTGTTTTTGCTAAACCACTTAATATTTTAGTTCCACCTGGTACTTTAGATGCTAAATTAGATACCATACCAGGCTTTGATGCTGCACCTGGAATTCTAGTACCAGGAGCTCCTAAAGTTCCTGCTGTACCAAATTTTGTAGCTGCTGCTTTTCCTGTTATTAATTTAAATGGATTAAACTTACCCATTTTTTCAAATCCTCCACCAATACTAAATTTACCTGATTTTGAGAGTCCACCTAAAGTTCTAACAAAATTTCCTGATTTTCCTGTAAAATTATATAATGCTTTAGTAAATTTGGTTTTACCAAATGTTTTTAATATACCTCTTTGAAGAGTTCTTGTAAATCCTCCTTTTTTACCAAAATATTTAAATAATCTACTACCACCTGCTCTAAATAAATCTCCACCGCCTCCTCCTTGTTCATTAAGATTATAAGTAATCATAGGATTAGCCATAGATCCTTTTTCAAAAAATCCACCAAATAAACCTTTTATTCCACCTGCTATTTTACTAACAATTGCTCCCCCTACAGCTAGACCACCTATTAATGCTATTATTTTAGCATTATTAGCTACAAATGAAATTACTTTTTCTAACATAGGTCCAACTTTTTTAATTATGCTTAATACCATAGGACCTATTTTCATAGCAATTGGTTCTAATGCTGCTTTTAACTGTTTTACTGCTGATTGCATAGCTCTATCAAATGAAGCTGCATCTTTACCTAATTTTGCTTGTTCCTCCTGTTCAGCTTGTTTCATTTTTAACTGTTCAGCTGATAGATTTTTATTTTTTTCTATGCTGTTCATCTGTTCTGCTAATTGTTCAGATGATATACCTAAAGCATCAGCAAATGCTTGTTGAGCTAAAACATTTCCTTTTAAAGAACCCATATTTTCTCTAATAAGTCTTTCTTGTTCAGCTGCTGCTGTTGCTGTATCCCCAGTTAAAGCTGCATGTCTTAATTTTTCAAGATTTAAATCTCTTTGTAGGAACATTTCTGCTTCAATTTCTTTTGCAATAGAATTTTCAAAATCTAAATGTGATGAAGCTGCAGCTGCAATTTCATCCATTGTTGTTCCTAACCTTGCTGCTGTATGTGCTGCCTTTACTAATCCTTCTGTTCCCCCTTTAATATTAAATCTTACTGATGCTGATGAATTACCAATTCTTTCTATAGCATCTGCTGTTGTAATTGAAAATCCTGATCCTTCATTAAGTGAATTTACTGTTCCTACTACATTGTCGTACATACCCTCAAATGGGACACCCATTTCTGAAGATAGTTTAAATAGTTTTCCTGCTGATTCAGCAGATAAACCCATATATAATGTTAAATCTTGAAAAGTTTTTGCATTTTTTTCATTAAACTTTAGGTTCATACCTACAGCTTTGTTTAATGATACTTGAGCATCTAATAATTCTTCTGTAAAGTAATACATGTCACCAGAACGATCTCCAGCAGCATGAATTTCTGCTTTTAATTTTTTAGCATTTGCTCCTGCAACCCCAAAAGCTTGACCTACTTGATTTGTAACTTTTAATACATGGTTAAATATTCCTAATAAAAACTGTACGGCTTTTATTATCATAGTGATAATAGATAAGGGATCTGTTAATGCATCTTTTAAAGAACTGAATAGACCAGCTACTCCAGTACCCATTACTTTAAACATATCACCTAAACTTGCTGCTTTTTTACCATTGTCAGTTAATAAAACAGCTTTTTCTTTCATTTTATCATTAATACCCTCTAAATCATCGGCAACTCCTTTAAATCCTAATTTTTCAGCAAATCCACCTAATCCACCTATAATTTTACCAGATAAACCTGTAGCTTTATTTATATTTTTTTGCTGTTTTAAAGTTTGATCTAATGCTTTGTTAAAATTATCTTGGTGACCTACTTGTTCAACTAATGACCTTTCTTTATCTTTAGCTAATGCTAATAATTCTTCTGCATCCTTTTTTTGTTTTTCAGATAATTTATTTTCCTTAAGTAATTCTTGTAAATATTGTGATTGTCTTTTTAACCTATTAAATTCTAAATTAACTTTAGTTTTTAAATCTTTTGTTTGTTTAACTGAGCTTGCTGTTAAATCATATTGTATGTCAGATAACTCTTCTGCAAAACCTCGGATTTTTCTAAAACCCTTATTCATATTTTTTAGAGGGTCATCAATGTTTCCTAACTCTCTAGCAATATCATTAAATGTATCTTTTAAACCCTCTAAACCAGATTCAGCTTCAAGTATTTCTTGTCTAATGCCTTTCATAGACACTTCAACACTTTCAACAGCTTCTTTTATACTACCAAACTGCTTAGCTACTTGGGCTGCATCCTTACCATCAAATGGAGAAACTTTTTTAATGGATTTATACTTTTTTTCAAGTAAATCCAGTTGTTTTTGTAATTCTCTAAGTTCTTTTTGAGATGCCATTTAAACAGTATTTTGTTATAAATATTAAAGAATTATGCTTTTGTAGCTTTTGATGTAACAAAATCTGGGACTTGTCGTTTTTGTGGTTGTTGAGATTTTTTAGGGAATTTATCTAAATATTTATTTCTATTAGCATTAGCAGGATCATTACGTTCTGCTTGTTTTAAAATATCTTTAGCTTTATTTATATCATTTGATGATTGACCTTTTGCTTGTTTAGATCTTTCCTCAAAGTGATCACCTATTTTTTTATGAGTAAATTTTCTTAACCATATAGGCATTTCATATACAGTATGCCAATCGTAACCTCCACCACCATGGAAGACGATATCATGAATTTGAGAAAATAAACCGTGTCTATACTCTGCTGCTTGCTCAGGCGTCAGGGAAAAAAAAGTTGGCACCGATTGGAATGTCAATTTCTTCTATTTCTCCGTTTGCTTTTTCTCGTTCAAACGAGAAATCAACATCCGGTTGAATCTCGGCTATGTGGTCTCGAAGTGCTTTTGCATCCCTTGCTAGGAAAAATACATCAACAAACTCTCTAATATCTTTTTTATCCGTATTACCATCAACTGATATAATCATATGTTTTAGTCTAGTAGACATATTAGGATTTACATTTTTATTAAGTTTTCTTAATCCTCTAATTTCTGCCTCTATTTTTTTCTCTAGCTTATCAGTTAATAATTGAAATTCAATTAAATTTTGTCCTGTTGGGGTTGTGTAAGAAAATTTATTTTCACCTCTTTTAATTAAACTTTCATCAAATTTTTTATTTTCTAATTTAGATAAATCGACTTCATGTTCTTCACCCAAGTATTCAAATTTATAATTAGCACCATATCCTAATACTCTAGATGCAATTAACAATGCATTTTTATCACCTACAATCATATCACCTAAATCACCGTCACTTACTACTAACGCTTCTAGTAATTTATCTACGATAATTCCTTTTTGAATGTAAGATTGATTAGTAATTATATCCTCTTCTTTAGCAGTCATATATTTCATTTCTACTTTACCAGAAGAAAAAGGATGATCTTTAGGATAAATTAATCCTTTAGATGGTAAGTCAACTATTTCAGTGGGAAATTTGAATTTTTTTACAGGAGCTTTTGGAGCTTGCTGCTTTTTATCGTTTTGATCCATATAAATTTTATTTTTTATAACTTAATTTCATGTTATACATATATAACATAAAAAAAAGCTTGACGAAAGCCAAGCTATTTTTTAAAGTATTTTTGATTTTTTTTTAGAAATTCAGGACGCAGTAATCCATTCCTATAGTTAAATCAATATTCATTGCAGTTCCATCATCATCCCAATTAAAGTCACCAAACGATGCATCCTTAATAAATGCTCCTTTAATTATCCATTCTGATACTACATCACCTACAGGTCCTAAGATATCAATTGTTAAATCTTTCTTATAAAAATCAGAGTAACCATCTCTACCTGTTACTGACTCGTGGTGTAATCTTGTCCACTCCATTACTGCTTGCGCACCTGAAGGAGTAATTGGATCAAATAATTGCATTGTGATGTCATTCCATCTTAATTTACCTTTTACTTTTCTATAAGTATTGATGTGATTAAGAATAATTTCATCTTGTGCAAATCCCATACCACTAATTCCTTTAATTATGTAAGCTGGGATGCCATCTACGTACATAATAAATCTATTAGCTACTTTTGGTTCAAAGGCTGTGAAAAATATTTCGTTTGGGTTTAATACTGCCATTTTATTTCGTTTTTTATTTTATTATAAATATTAATAATTTAAGTTTTTATGATGGAAATTCTGCTCCAGTTGGTAAGATGTTGAAATCTAAGTAAATAAATTCAGCTGTTTTAGTTGGCTGTAAGTATATCGCACCTACCATTTGGTTTCTATCAATTACATCTGGTCCGTTATTTGATGCATCCATTACAACTTTAAACGCGTATAAACCTTGTCTTTGTTGTACTGATGCTAAATATGGATTTACTTGAGCTAAGAAACTATTTCTTGTTGCTGCTGTATTTTGTTCAAATACTAAATTATCTGCAATTTGTGAAATAAATGACTTAAGTTCAATTAATAATCTTCTAACATTTACTCTATCTAAAGCACTTGCTGAACTTTGTAGAGTTTTCTGACCAAATACTACAACTCCTCTTCCTGGGAATGTTGCAATTGGATTTACTTTTCCTGTATAAAGATCATCTCTATTAGTTTGAGTTAATTTTCTTTCTGCTTGTACTACTGTACTTAATCCACCTCTATTAATTCCTGCCGGAGCGAACCAAGCTTCTGCTGCTTTATCGTTAAACGCATATACACCTGGAATTAACGCTGATGCTGGACACCATACTAATTGAGCTGTATCTGGGTCATTAATTTGAACCCAAGGCCAATAACTAGCTGCATAAGAATTATCTACACTTGATGCTTGTGAAGTAACTTGTGTGATTGTTGATCCATAATCAACTAAATCCATTAACATAATTGCATCACCTCTACTTTGTACATTACTTAGTGCTACATTTAATGGAGTTGAGTAAGTTGAACTTGCTTTATATAATCCTGGGGCAGATAAAATATTAAATCTGAATTCATCTTTATTTGCTAATAGATTAAATGCTGTACCATATCCACCTTTAACATTACCCATTTCAGTACTTGTCATACCTTGTGATTGGTTATCATCAATTTTATCGTAGTATAATTGTGCTGAAGATCCGCTAATGTTACTTCCTTCTGCATCTCCAAATGATCCACTACTTGCTTCAGGTAATGATCCTGTAAATTCTGATTTTGCAATACCACTATTATCAAAGTAATTTGGTGTTTTAAGATTTACATCTTTTATTCTTACATATCTTGATGCATTTCTATAATTACCAACTGACTGTAAATATGGTTCTGCTGTAGTTGCATCTTTTAATTCCATTTTCATATCTCCAACTACTCTAGATATGTAGTTAGATTGTTTTGGATCTAATGATACGTTAGGGAATACTTCTAAAATTGATTTAGATTTTGAATTATCATTACCTTGTCTAATAATTAAACTAAACACACCTGATCCTGAGTTAGGTGCTTGAATTTCCCATCTTACATTTGAAGCTGATCCACTATCTAAAGCTCCATTTGAACTTTCTGGACCTGTGCTGTTCATTATTTCACCTTCAGATAAAGTTTCTAATGTAAATACATTAGTATCTACTAAATCATCTGCTGTTATAACAAATGTTATATCATTTGCTGGTGAAGCAGCTCCTGTACCTGCTAATGCAGATCCTAATACTGTAATTGTATCACCTACTGAATATCCTGATCCTCCATCTGCTACTACTGCATCTTCTGCTTCTACTAATAAGTTTGTTGTTAAGAGAGTAAATGCTGCTGCTGTAGAGTTTCCAACATTTCCTGCTACTAATGTTACGGTTGCGTCACCTGTACCAGCTGCATTTAATGAAGATCCTTGTAATGTTGCTTCTGGGACTACAATTACTTCACCTGCTGCGTAATTTTTACTATCTGCAATTGCTAACACACATGATACAATTGCTCCTGCTGCATCTGTAGTAAACTCAATAGTACCACCTTCACCAGTTCCTGAAGTCATACCTGATGTAATTGCAATTGCTCCTGAAGCTGTTGCTATACCACCAACTGCATAACCAGCTGCTGTACCTCCTGGAGTTGGTCCTGCTCCTGCTACAAATGTTCCTGTTCCTAAAGCTCCTGCTGCTATTGTAGCTGCACCCGCTGTATAACCAGCACCTGAAGTTGTAACTGTAATTGATGATATTGTATTACCAGCTACTGTTACACTAGCTTTACCTGAAACATTTGAACCTTGTGTAATAAGTACATCTGCGTAAACTCCAGGTGTTCCTACATCACCTGCATTTGAAGCATCTGTTGGGTTAGTTCCAGCGTTAATAGGTGCTAATAAATCGTCTGCAGTAGTATCTAATTTCCCCG